CTATAAGTCCACGGTGGATTTGGAAAGTTCCCTTGGGGCAGTTTGACAAGATGCCGAGGAATCGTTTTTTTCTCGCTCAAGCTGCGCAATGCGCTCCTTGAGACGGCCAATCTCTTCATGGAGATTTCCAATCTGAGTATCTTTATCTTTTAGTCGTGTTTCCAAATGTAAAATTAGATCATTCGATGGCTGAGTTATTGCAGAATATTCTGCATTGTATTGTTGACCATTCTTTATCTTTCTAATCTCCTCTAATTTTCTATTGGCTTCCTCTCGTATCATCTCACCCTTGATAATTGGCAAATCAGACTGATAATATGTTTCTTCAATTATTGGATTGCCTTCGCCGGAAATCAACCATCGCAAGCTAATAAATGCAGCATACCCCGACGCTAAGAACCTCTTAAAGAAGTCATAACTTGGTGCCGCCTTGCCATTAAGTATGTCGTATATGGTTTGAGCCCTGCCGTAACCCAGAGCATTGGCCAATTTATTGGGATTCGTATGCAAGAGGTTAATCATCTGGTCAACCCTTGCAGAAATTTCTGCATTTTTTTCTCTCATTATTTTGGTGGTTTCAGAATTTTCTGTAACTTTGCAGCAAATTCAGTAATGAACGAGCGGCCAAAGATACAAAAAAACCGCGAGTTGACAAAATTTAAGATTATGAGCGAGACAAAGAAAATGACCAAAGAGGAGATTCTTGAAATCTTCAAAAGCGAGTACAACAGTGTGCTCCGCAGATATGAGCGCAAGGTAGAAAAGTATGCCCTCAAGATGAACGAGGACTTCGAATACTTCTTCCGTTGGCATGGTGATGATATGTACAAAGCCCAAGTAAACCTCAAAGCTATCCGGGGACTTCGCCCTGCTACGGGATGGGATGACCTTGAGAAAATCAAGACATGGCTCAGCGGTCATATCAAGAGCATCGAACTCACCCTCATCGATGGAAGCCAATACCCAACAAGCTCAAGCATCATGCATAATGTCGCTGAAACCCTTAGCCGGGTGGCTCAGCAGGAGCTAAGAGGCGAACTACAAAGACTACTATGGGCAATAATCTGTAATGAATAAGGCTATGGAGAAAGTGACGTACAAAATACAGCTTAACGACTTCCACACCGACCCGGACAAATGCCGGACGCTGGAGTTAGACGTTGACTACCCGACAAAAGAGGACGCGGCAGCAGCAGGGTGGGCGATAATCGAAGCCTTTGCCCTGATACACGGACTCGGATATGAGAACCAAGGAGATCAATTTATGGCCTTTTACCAAGGTGGCGAGAATGATGGCTTAGGAGCCTTGACCATCGAGGTCTATGACTCCAACGGTCAGCCAGTAGAACTCTAAGGGTTAGACCCAAGAGAGGGCAATCCTCCGGCGAGAGAGCCGGTTAAAGCCGCAAGGCACAACATTTGAACCGCCGCCGGAATGCAAGCCCGGCGGCATTTGGAAGAGGAACGGCCTCCATGACGGACAGCGGAGGCAGACAGCGAAGGATGGTTCTACCGCTCGGATTATCGGGTTCGACTCCCGGCTCTTCCACTAAAATCAGAAAAGATGAAACAGTATTCAGAGAAAAGAACCGAGACCGCAGTCAAGCTGCTCATCAAGACCTTGACCCGGAACTTCAACGACACAGGGATTATCCTCGATGAGTTTGAGGCGACCCATGATGACTGGGAGTGCGACCAATCCAAGCAGTACGCCGCCCTCGTCGCCGGACACTTCGCTCTGAAAGAAGCTCTTGAGACAATTAATAACAGACTAAATAAGTGAGAAGTATGACTAAAAGTAAGAATTTCCCTCAGAATCCCGAAGCTCCACATAATAGTGTGGGTTTCGGACTCGCAGGATGTTCAGAGCCTGTAAATACTCAAGTTGAGTATGTTCGGGCAGAGCATCTAAATCTACCTCGAAACAATCCATTCCGGGTATCATCAACTCTTTCAGAGTCTCAATACGAGCGATTCTCGCAAACGACTGTAGGTCGCGCTTATATTCGTCTCTTTGGGTATCGTCGCTGTACTCTACGACTTGAACCCGAATCTTGTATTTCATAATTGGTTCAGTTGTGAATGAGTTTACAAAGTTAATAAAAATCAATAAGTGAGAAAAATGAAAAGAAACATCGCAGTATCGAAAGAGGTGCGTGAGAAAATCGCCAAGACCTTCAAGGTCACCGAGCGACACGTGTTCAATGCGCTCAACCTCGACTACCCGGAAACCGACATTGTAGTGCGCATCCGCATCATGGCCAAGCAGAACGGCGGCGTGATGATGAGCACCATTCCCTCCGGGGAAGCCATCCACTTTGCCGACGGTACCATGAGGATGGACTTCGACAATGGTGCCATCTGTGAATTTTACCGCACTGACGGCACCGGCCACATCTTCCTCAAGGGCAAGGAGGTGGCCAAATATGAGAACGTGAGCCTTCCGATGATTTTTGACATAAAGGAACGGGCAGCAGCCTTGAGATAAGGGTTAGGGATATGGAATACTACGGTGACAGACTTTGCATCTCGATGCGCGACCTTGTAGCTGGCGGCATTATGTCCGAGCCCAACTACAAGCAGCTTGCCGCCCGTGGCCGCTTTGATGTGGTGCGCAGGGGTGGTGGCGCAGCCGGGTGTTATGCGTTGGTTGCCGTTGACAGCTTACCCCAACGCTACCAAGACAAAGTCAAGGAGGTTTACCCCGGCGGCGCACAGGCTCGGCTTGAAGGGTGGATAAAGAGTAACTACGAAGTTGACCAACAGGCGACCGCCTTCTTCTTCTCAAAAGAAAAGTGCGGAGTGGCACTGCCTCGCGAGAAGGCGCAGGAATATATCACCAACGCCTCGGTGCTCAACACCTGCATTAAACTCTATGAGAGAGCAGCCACTGCTCAGAAACTCTTCGGAGGCAAGTATGATTGGAGCATGATGGCGGCAACCATCGAGATATTGCGCAAACACTTCGGCCACACCCTCCCGGCATCGACACTGAGGTTCCGTAAAAAGGTCAACGACTACAAGGCCAACGGATATGCCTGTCTTATCAGCGGCAAGTTCGGAAATCAGTGCGCCCGAAAGGTTGACCACAAGACCGAGCGTCTGATACTCGGCATCGCCGTTCTGCCTAACAAGCCTTGGAACACCAACGTCCTTGAGCTTTACAACTCCTTCGTAACCGGCGAGCTTGATGTTTACGACCCGGAAACCGGCGAGATGTTCAACCCGGACGATTTTACCGACAAGAACGGCGAACCGATGGTGCTGAGCGAGGCTACTATCACAAACTACCTCAACAAGCCGAAAAACAAGATACTCATCGACAAGGCAACCATGAGTTACACCACCTTCATGCACGAGACCATGCCGCACATGCACCGCCATCACGGAGAGTTCTCACTGTCGAAGGTGTCATTCGACGACCGCGACCTTCCGCGCAAGCTAAAGGACACCCGGATTCGCCCGAAGGCATACTACGCCTACGATGTCACGAGTGGCTGCTGCATCGGCTACGCCTACAACCGAGCCAAGAACGTCGACCTTGTTGTGGATATGTTCCGGAATATGTTCCGGCTGCTTGACCGCCAAGGCTGGGGTTGCCCTGCCGAGGTCGAGGTCGAGAACCACCTCATGAGCCAGTGGCGAGACTCCTTCCTCCGTGCCGGAGTCATGTTCCCCTTCGTGCGGTTCTGCGCCCCCATGAACTCACAGGAGAAACACGCCGAGCAGTTCAACGGAGCGAAAAAGCGCAGCGTCGAGCACCGCAACCATGTGGGTATCGGCAGGTTCTTCGCCAAGAGCCGACAGTACCGCACCGAGAGCAACAAGGTGTTTGACGAGTTCAACAACACCTACGTCGAGAAGGAATATTACACTTGGGATGAATTGATCGCTGACGATATGCGCGACATCTACGAATACAACCATGCCCTGCACCCCAATCAGAAAAAGTACAAGGGCATGACCAGATGGGATGTGCTTGTCGCCAATATCAACCCCACGTTGCAACCCCTCGACAAAGCGACCATCGCACGATATGTAGGCGAGAAGGTCAGCACCACAATCCGGCGAAACTCATATTGCCGGGTGGCCGGAGAGGATTGGTGGCTCAGCAAGACCGAGGTTATTGAACTGCTTGCCCCGAATGACTACAAGGTCGATGCTTACTACCTCACCGACGAGGAGGGTAAAATCACCGACATGTACATCTACCAAGGCGATATGTATATCGACCGTCTTGAGAATATAGGAACCTTCAACACAGCCCGTGCGGAGCAGACCGAAGAGGATGAGAGAATCTTCGTGGAGCAGCGGAAAAAAATCAGCCACTTCAACAAATATGCCGAGGACAACGCAATCGGGCGTGTGGGCATAATAGAGCGCGACACACGGCCTCAGATTACCGAGGTGGAAGAAGTTATCATCCCGGAGCCGGAAACGCGAGAAACGCAAGACTACAGCCTCAGTGAAGACTACGCAGCACGAGCCTTGCAAGACTTATAGAACGAAATTATAACACTGTTAGAATATGATTACAACAGACGTAAAAAACAAAATCCTCGCCGCAATCAAGGCGAACCGCGCCAACTATCCGAGTGACGCAAAACACGCCGCCTCGCTCGGCATCACGACCTCGGTTTACAGCGCAATCAAGAACGGTCAGACCGACCGTGTTCTTAGCGATGCCAATTGGATAAGCATCGCCCGGAAACTCGGAGTCAGCCTCCGGGGAGAGATAGAATGGAAGGTGGCAAAGACACCGACCTATCAGTTCATCACGGCACAGTTGGAGGCGTGTCAGTCGAGCGGCATCAGCGCAATACTCTGCGACCTGCCCAATATCGGAAAGACATTCACCGCCCGGCATTATGTCAAGACCCACGCCAACGCCATCTACATCGACTGCTCGCAGGTCAAGACCAAGCTCAAGCTCGTGCGCAAGATAGCAGCCGAATTCGGTGTCGACAGCAAAGGCCGGTATGCCGACGTTTACGAAGACCTTGTGTTTTATCTCCGCTCCATCGACAGCCCCATCATCATTCTCGACGAGGCCGGAGACCTTCAGTATGAAGCCTTCCTCGAACTGAAGGCTCTGTGGAACGCCACCGAGCGGTGCTGCGCATGGTACATGATGGGAGCCGATGGTCTCAAGGAGAAAATCAACCGCTCCATCGAGTGCAAGAAGGTCGGCTACACTGAGATGCTCAGTCGCTACGGCGACCGCTACAGCAAGGTCACGCCGGACGACAGTAAGGAGCGAACCAAGTTCCTCGTTGAACAGGCTCGAATCGTGGCTGCGCTCAACGCTCCGGAAGGTGTCGATGCCAAGGAGATTGCCCGGAAGACCGGCGGCGGTCTTCGCCGAGTTTACACTGAAATCGAAAAACTAAAAAGACAATGATAATGATAAGCGTAATTGAAAAAGAATACATGGAGACAGTTATCAGAATGGGCAAGCGTCTCCAGCGTAATGAAATCGATTGGGAACAGCGTCGATATGAGATTGCCAAGGATATTATGGCAAATATGGTTGGGTCTGTGGTTAAGGGCGCAATCGAGAAGGGTGCAATGTATGACCCAAATTATTGTTCGCTTGCAATGTCTTCTGTGGATGCAGCAACAGCTCTTATTAACGAACTGAAGAAGACTCAAGAGAAAAAGTAACTATGGCCAAGCGAGCATACAGTCCGAAAGAGGTTCTTGCCAAGACCTACAAGACCTTGCCGTGGGGTGAGCGGTGGAGCCGACCTTTCGGCTTCCCGACCACCAACGAGGCATGGTTCATCAGCGGCGCGTCCGCCTCCGGCAAGAGCAGTTTTGTGATGCAGCTCGCCAAGGAACTCTGCAACTACGGAATGACTCTTTACTGCTCATACGAAGAAGGCGTGAGCCAATCATTCAAAGAGCGTGTCGAGCGGTTCAAGATGGGTGATGTGCAGGGGCGGTTCCGGGTAGCCACGAGCGACACCTACGATGAGCTCGTCGAGCGGCTCGCCAAGCCCAAGAGCCCGCACTTCGTGATAGTGGACAGCTTTCAGGTTGCCGGGTGGTCATACGACCAAGCGAAGCAGCTCATCGAACGTTTCCCGGCGAAGAGTTTCATATTCATATCACAGGAGCATAAAGGACAGCCGATGGGAAAAGCCGCTGTCAGGCTCCGCTACATAGCCGGCCTCAAAGTCCGGGTGGTGGGATACAAGGCATTTTGCCAAGGCCGATTCACCGAAGACCCCGGTAGCTACTATGTGGTATGGGAAGAAGGCATTTTAAGAACCTCAAACAACCTCGGATAAATGAGCACGAAAAAAGAAATGATAATACTTGAGCCGGACGGACGCATACACAAAGAGGGATTTTGCTCCCGACCAATGACCTGTCCTTATTGCGAAGGCAAAGGATGGTTCTACAGTGGGCAGAAAGAGCTGGAGACAATACCATGCCCGGACTGCGAAGGGACAGGCGAGGTCATCGCCTTGGTAACGATAGATTGGAAACCGAATATAAAATAACCGACAATGAGTGAGACAAAATTCAAATGCTGTATCTGCGGCAAAGAGACCACCGGCCACACCTACAACGCCAACCCCGTATGGGACGGTCACTGTTGCGAGGAGTGCAATTGGAAGGTGGTAATCCCGGAGAGAATCCGAATGAGTAACATAAACAAAAGAAAGTAATATGGCACAAAGTATTGAACAAGTATTTCGCCAATTAGGGCGAACCGAGAAGGCTCTATTCATCGAGAAGAATCTTGAGTATGCCTCAGAATGGGCAATTGCCGAGTATGTCGATACCTACTTCTTGGGTGTGGCACGTCACCTGCCGAAAGAGACTATTGAAGCCATGCTGCATTCAAAAGAAAAACAAAGCGAGGAAGATGGCGCAGCAGGTAACTAACTTCGGGCGGTTCTACTCCGCCTTCCACAAGCTCACCATTCATGGAGAGCCGGATGAGGCAAAGCGTCAGTTCGTGCTTCAGTACACCGCCGGGCGCACCGACTCCCTCAAAGAGATGACACGGAAGGAATATGCCGACCTCTGCGCCGCCATCGAGGGAATGAACGGCATAAAAGATGAACTCAAGCGTCGCCGGAGCATCGCCCTCAAGCTGATGCAGGAACTTGAGGTTGACACCACCGATTGGGCACAGATAAATGATTTCTGCCGCCATCCTCGAATCTCAGGCAAAGCCTTCGGGCAGCTCTCGATTGATGAGCTAATGGAACTCGCCACCAAACTGCGGTCGATAAAGCGCAAGGGGTGGCAGCGCAAGAAGGCGGAGCCGGCACAAACCTCAGAAACCCCGAAACAACATATCACATATCTCATAAACCTTGCCGCTACCGGCATGACAAGCTACAACTAAATGAAACAGGTCACAGATCAAATCAAAAATTACATCCAACTCCACACCTCGGATATGGAGACCGAGGATTATGTCAACGTGCTGCGCGAAATCGCAGAATGGGCATCGAGCCGGGCAGATGTGGAAGAATACGGTATCGATGATGCCGACCTCTCCAACGAAAATTAATCACCCTTAACAACATTCCAACAATGGCAAAAAGACAGAAAAAGACAGTCATCTCCGGCGTAACCAAAGAGGTCGCCGAAGAAGCCTTTGCAACCTACGCCAAGGCAGGCGCAGAACGTGCGAAAATCACAGCCGAAATCGAGCTGAAATGCGCACAAATCCGAGAGAAGCACCAAGACCGCCTCTCGCAGCTCCAAGCCACCCAAGACGAGGCTTTCGACACCCTCCAAGCCTACGCCACCGAGAATCAGCCGGAGCTTTTCAGCAAGAAGAAGAGCCTCGAAATGGTACACGGCACCATCGGATTCCGCACCGGCACCCCCAAGCTCAAAACCCTCAAGGGCTTCACATGGGCAAGCGCACTCCAGCTCGTCAAGGAGTTCCTTCCCGGCTTTATCCGCTCGACCGAGGAGATTGCCAAGGACAGGCTGCTCATGGAGCGAGACACCGATGTCGTCAACCCCGGCGACCCTCTTGGAGAAGGGCGACCTCTCCGCGAGGTGATGGCCAAGTGCGGCATCTCAGTGGTGCAGGACGAGACCTTCTTTGTTGAACCCAAAAAGGAAGACGGTGCCGCATGAAAAGAGAAATAACAAGACCGCCCAAGGTCGCTCTCTGCCGGGTCTGCAAAGGCACCGGCAGGGTGGCCGGGGATGAAGAAGGCGAGTATCATACTTGCCTTCAGTGCGAAGGCAGCGGCAGAGTAACCGTGAGTTGTGAGATGACATTGGACATAAGACCATATAAACCGCAATACTCTAAACGTCACTGATGCATGGGTAAGAAACCCGGAACGAGTTATCAGAAGCGAGTCACAGACATCAACAGGATATATGACCAACACGCCAAACAAGGAATTCCCAACCGGGAAATATGGCGCAGGTACATATATCCTGTGTATGGTATCTGTGAACGTACTTTTTACAACCTTTTGAAAGCCCCGACAAAGCCGGGTTTCACCGAAACATCACCCGAATTACCTAACCTTTTCGATATGATGAAGGACGATGGCGAATAACTATGACCAAATAATAAAGAATATTCTCCGCGACATACAGGTGGAGATGACCGATGAGTTTGACCGCAATTTCGAGCGACAGGCATTCTTCTCGGAGGCTTGGCAGCGTCGGAAAAGTCCCACTCGCCCCGGAGGACATATCCTTGTTGACAGCGGCGGTCTCCGTCGGAGCATTATGAGCTATCAGACCGAGAACAGCATTGTATTCCGCACGGAGCACCCGGCAGCAGCCATTCACAACGAGGGAGGCGAAATCAAGGTTACAGCCAAGATGAAGCGGTTCTTTTGGTATAAATACTACTCGACCAGCGGCTCCTTCGGGAGACGCAAGGACGGCACCCCTCGAAAGGATAAGAGAACAGTGCAGCTATCAACCGAGGCAGAGTTTTGGAAATTCATGGCGTTGATGAAGGAAGGCTCCACAATCAAAATACCACGTCGACAATTCCTTGGAAATGCCCCGGAGGTCGAACAGACAGTCCGACAAATCATCGAAGAGAACATCACCGAATTTTTCAACACCGATTTCGACATAATAGAACGATGAGAAAAGAATTATACAACAAAATCAAACAGCGTCTGAGCCTTTTGTGCGTCAACGCAGCCGGGGAGTATTACATGGCTCCCCTTGAGATGGATGATGATATAAACACCCGTGCAATCAAACACATTGACCTGTGGAACCGAAATGTGGAATTCATCGAACAGGAGACCGCATGGGAGCGTCCGGCTGTGTTCATCGAGTTTGAGCCTGTGCAATGGTCTTCAATCGTGCCGGGTGTAGAATACCGCTCCGAGGCGAGGGTGCGTCTGCATATCGTTACCGATTGGGCATCTGCCGTGGCTGATGGTTCCGACGGTTCCGGCAAATACTTTGAGCTGCCTGACAGGCTCCATGACATGCTTGCCGGAATTGAAGGCGAGAATTTCAAGGATTTCACCCTTGAGCAATCTCTTACAAATCACGACCACGAGGACATTGTGGAAAGCATCGAAGTGTACAGCTTTATTGCATTCAAGCATACAGGCCAATAAACGCGCTGTGTCGCGTCAAAAGTAAGGGAGCCGTTACCTTTGTCGGGTGACGGCTCTCTTGCGATATATGGGCGAGAAAAAGGCCTTACGCGGCGTTGTCGGGAGGGAGGTCGGGTATCGTGAACAGCATGATGTCCGTGTACCGGGCATTGTAGTTCATCGTCGCGTTAAACTCCCTCTTTTGACAACGGGCGAATGGGTCACCGAGCGAGGGATGGCGACCCATCCACTCGCACAGTTCGACGATGCACGATTTCTCGGAGGTAAAATATATGAAGTTGTGACCGGGCAGAACCGACAGCACATCGAGGTAGTCGGCGAGCCTCCAATACATACGATAGGTGCCGACCTCGGTTGAAAGATACGGTGGGTCAACAAGGAACACCACTCCGGGAGTATCCTTGAACCGTTCAAAGAGCTCACGGTAGTCGCACGACTCAATCTCAAGTCCGGCGAGGTAGTCCGGGCATGGAGTATAGTTACTCTTGCGGACATTGTTGTAGAGCGTCTCGTGCCGCATCTCATCAATGCTCAGCTTATATTTCATCGAGAACATCAGGGAGGACGAGAGTGTGATGAAGTCAAGATAGCCGGACTCACGCTCTTCCTGCTCAAGCAGCTCGAAGATGCGCTCACGGGACTCGCCGGTGATAGGCTTGTGCCGCTCAAAGCGGTCAGAGATGGGGCGTATCATAGAGAGCAGTCGGTTGGTGCGCTCGATATTGTTGATGCGGTGCCGGTAGTTGTCGAAGTCGTTATATATTACTCTCGACCCCGGATGGAAATGCTTGGTGATATGAGACAGCAGACCGGAGCCACCGAACAGGTCGACAAAGACAGTGCCGGAGGGATATTGTTTGATTGCCTCGATGAAGTGCTTTGCGAACATTCGCTTTTGCCCTACGAATGGGAGCGGAGCTGACAGGTATAGTTGGTTCATACGTTCAATTCAAATTTTACAGAATCCTCTCCTGCAAGGAGGCTTCGGGTGTTATTTATATTATTCTCATAGATATGGACATTCCCAAGATACAATGTAATGGACTTTAGAGGAAGATCGATATGACGCGCCATCAGATATAGGTGATATATATCTGCCGGTAAACCGAGGTTTGCGTCAGAACTGCGCTGATATGCGGTCAGAACGAGTTGCCCAACCTCAATTTGGAATTGAACAAGCGACAGGCATGGTGCTTGATTGCTCTCTGCGTCAGTTGCGCCGAGAAATAGAACATAGTTCTTGGAACTGCGTTTTTCCGCATTTATGCGTTTGAGTAATGGGGGCAGCTTCTCGAAATATGTTGGATAGCTATTGACAAGTATTGAACCACAATAGTCCCACCAATGTATGCCTGCTTCACGGTATTTTTCAACAGAACGCTCGCCGCTCATGAAGAGCTTGAGTTCAGAGCGAAGCTTCTTTCTGGCAATACCGTGACCTTCAAAAATATCGAGCAGGTCAGCCGGTGTCAGTGATAATTGTTGGTTTAGAAGATATATGATGTTCCCCTTGCGGTTTGACTGCCGTCTTCCTTCATCAAGGATACGCATGAGGATTTGGTGGTATTTATTAGTCGCCATAGTTCTTGGAGGTTTTGAGTGATGCAAAGTTAGCGCACCGGCGACCGAGAAGGCATTATGCCCCCGGCGGTCGCTATACGTGGCTATCTTGTTAAAGTAAGTGAGACGACTATTAACAGGCCGGGGGCATTTTTTATGCCCTCCCCCGATGGGCAGATGGGTCAGTTCACACGGTAGAGTTCCAAGTCAATCGCATCCTTGGCATTCCAACCGTCGAGCAGAGTCTTTTGAACGAACTGCATTGCACCGGTATAGAAGGCGGTCAAGGTTTCAAGAGTCTCGAAGACGACATATTCCGGGTTGTCATCATCGCCGAGCTTGAAGGCTACAGGCAATGTCGCTCCGGCAGTCTGAACAGCGAGGTCGTAAGCGGCCTTGTAGTTAAACTGATTTTCGGTGGAGAGCCATACCATTTTTCCGTCATATCGATAGCCGGAGAGAATCCGGGCATCGGTCTGAGAATTTATCCAACCGCTGATGATCGATTTGATTTCATCGACGGAAGGTTTGTGGTTATACTCCTCCTCCATGTAGGAGGTTGTGCCGGTTTCATCGGTGGTCACGTCCCAACGGACACGCCATTTTTTTCTGACCGGGTTGGTACACTCAAGCAGAGCGACATCGGGATTGCCTTGGACACGTTTCATGTTTTAAGTAAAGACGTATTTGGTTTTACCTTTGCCGAAGGTCTCCGCCTTGATGGTGGTCTCGAAGGGGAAACCGTCCGGCATTTCACTAACTTGCTGGAGGATGTTTTTCATCTCCTCCGAGTTGGTAAAGAACTTCTTCTGTTCGCCGTTCTGCTCGATGGCGACCACACAGCGGTCTTCGCCCTGTGAAGTCTTTACACCCATCTCGAAGTCGCGGACTACGATAGGAAGGTTTACCAGTTCCCGGATGCTTACCACCGCACCGGGGAATCGCTTCTTGCCGTCATCAGGCTTGTAAGCGACATTGAGGTCTTTGAATGATTTCATTTCAGTGCCTGTTAATTTATTAAATAGATTATTACATTGAGCGTGCTTGGCCATTCCGTAGAAAGAGGCCACAAGCACACGCCGTCTTTTACGACTTTTTACCTCGCCCATCTTCCGGGCGAACTTCTTCTTGATGCGCTTGCGGATAAGCGCGTGGTCGGGATAGATGACGTATCCAACGCATCGATGCCTTCCTCGACCGGGAATATCCGCTCATGATGAATCTCGTAGCCAAGAGGCTCAAGTAGTTCATGTACCAAATCACGAATTTTCCAACACTCCTTTTTGGTAGCGGCCAAGGCCTGTCCGTTATCACAGTAGCGATAAAAGTATTTGAGCCTGTGCTGCGACTTCAATGGGTGGTCGAGATAGATTGATAACAAGAGGTTGACAAGACCTTGAGAGGAGCGTAGTCCAAGGCTTATCCCTTCCGGCATCATGGTGATGCACGTGTCAAGGAATGTCAGTAATCTTGAGTCCTTGAACACACGCCGGACGGCCTTCTTTGTCCACTCTTGGCTTGTTGACTCGTAGCATTTACGAATATCAAATTCATAACAGAAACGAGTCTCCTCCGGGTGTTCCCTAAGGTCTCTCTCAATGTAAGCCTTCAAGTCATGCATACCGCGACCTTTGATTGATGCTCCCGTGGTGCGTATAAATCTGCGCTTGAGGTGTTGGTCAACAACAGTCATGACAGCATTGACCGCTATACGGTCTTTCATTGTGAGAACTTGGATATGCCTTTCCTTGCCACCCTCGATAATAGTTCGCTCCCGGTATCCGTCGGCAATGGTAAATCGACCCTCTGAGATTAGAGCCGAGAGCTCCGCGATTACCTCCTCCCGATGCGCCAAGAGCCAACGTCCTTGTCGGCTCCGCTTCCGGCTTGTACCTCGCAGAACTTGGTCGAAAGACTGCGCCATATTGGGATAGGCAACAATCTCCTCAATGATATGTCCTTCTCGACGCATAGGGTTAGAGGGATTATAATGTGTATTATGGCTCCTTGAGCCTTCCTTCTCTGAGTCCGGGTTCTTCGAGCTTGCGCCTACCAAACCCTACTCGTTCACTTGATGTTCCGGCTTTCCGGCCTTCGCCGCTGTTGCCGAGGCTTGCCCCTCTCGGCACCTCGTTGGGAACACGTTCCCGGTGATGTACGCCGATGGTTGGTTGTCCAGACGCGAGCCGACATTCGCGTTCGAATTCGAGGCATCGTTATTCGCATTCGCGTACGACACGCCGCCATTCGCATTCGCGTTGTTGTTGCCGCGATAGACCACACGGCCTATTGAGGGACACCGCCTTTGAGACTGCAAATTTACTCATAATTTACCGTTCATCAGTGAATATGTTAAATTATAAGCCAAAATGCAGCTGCGATGCTACCTCCGGCGATGGTCAAAATCCAATCCAACCAATCCCAATAGCAGCCATGCAGCTTGTCTTTCAATTCAAGGCATGAAGCAGCTACAGCAGATGTGTAAATAGCCGGAAAAACTCCGAAAGCCAGGAGCCCCACGATAAAACCTCCGATAAGGTGTTTGTATCGGTTTGAGGTCTTAAAGAAAAATAAAATCTTGTCCATAAACTTTTGTTTGTCAGATTTTGTTTGTAAATTTGCAACCGAGAATCGCACAGTGTGTGGGCTAAACTTGCGTAAAGCATAAGGTGTCGCCATTGTCGATTCTTTTTTTATTGTATCCTGTCGGTAATAGAATACAGGAATCGGTCATGTCTTATCTTGCCTGTCGGCGATATAATGTCAGTCTCTCCCACATTTAGGTAAACAGTCCGTCCATGAAGTTCTGCCTCGTAGTAGTAGAACCGTTCGATACGGTCACGACGAGGTTTGGACTTTGCTACTTTCTTAATGAATTTCGCTCCTGCCAAAATCGAATCAAGTGATGCGAGGTCATCTTTGGTAAGGATTGAGCTACGACCAAATGTATCGGCATACAGGTGTTTGTTGCCATATCGGGAGAATCCAACATTCATAGGATGTCCGTTGCCATTCACCGATACCTTTTTCGTCAGTAAAGGCTCCATCTCACGCATATAGTGTTTCTTTAGAACGGCACTCTCTGACTTAGACAGGTCGTTGTAACACTCATTGATAATCGCGCAAGCCTCACACAAGCTGTTCAGCGGTCTAAATGCAAATTTTCGCTTGTTGATGTCGCAGTCCCGGCATCGGCGAATGGTGTATGGATTGTAATCCGGCACCGTCTTTTGCTCGATACCGGGATTGAAACGGAATATCCCCTTGGAGTCGCGTTGCAGAGCCTCATCACCAAGACGCATAGCCTCGGCATGGGAGGTGGCCGGATATTTAGATTTTCGCACCTGCACGACAGTACATCGACAGTTCCAACCATTCGGAGGATAGAACTCTGCCCAAAACGGGTCGGAGGGCGGTAGGGTAACGCCATCGAGGGCGGCGTGTTCCGGGCGAACCTTGTCATCCTTTTGGGTGCGGTATTGCAAATTATATCGGTCACCGTCCTGCATGAATCCCTCCCAACGTGCCGCCATTTCAGCCGAGGCAGTCACGAAATTATACTCCGCCCGGAGGTAGTTGGCATTATAGGTTTGGTCGATGCTTCGAACATCATTCAAAAAGCGTTCAAACGATTTTCGTTCACCGTTCTCATCGACAAGCGAGGGGAAAGCCTCGTTCAGCTCATGGAATGTTTTAATGCCGGAGAATATGAAGTCAGACCGATGAAGCCTCTTGCGCATCGCATCGGACATTTTTACCCTCTCGAAAGAAGAGTCAAGAGCGGACGCATGGCTCTCGATGAATTCCCGGACTTGAGGTGTTGATAGGATATCGATAGAGAGCTGAGCCCCCTCGGTCTTATACACCGCCTTCATCATGCCGTCGAACAGTGCCGAGAGCTGCTTTCGGATTTCATCTTCACGCTCCTTGCGTCCGGCCATGAACACCTCCGGCGCATCTTTGAGCAGACGGGCATAGCGTTCATGCAGCCCCACATAGTCAGTGGGGCTTAGTCGAAAAAAGGTCTGCCGTTCTTCTGCTTTGATTTATCCTCCGGCTTGGTGTCATCATCGCCTTCATCTCCACCCGGCAACATTGGAGGGGTAACCTCCCTGCGCTGTCCCACTGGCATACCATACTTGTCGGCGAAATATGAGGGGTCAACATCATAATTATTGATAATCATGGTCTCGAATGCCACCTGCTGTTCCGGCGTATAGTCAACGGCATCGTCCCATTCAAAGCGCAATCCCTTGAGTGGAAAACCATGCTTTACCATACGGGGTATGAGCTGATTGTTCACTATGTCCCGGAGCATATCACGGTCAGACTCCACAAGGTTCTCGAATACTTGCAGGTGTGTCTCGGACTGAGATAGAGAGGAGCCATCCTCGATAGTCATTGTCTGACCGATGATGAGTTTGGACATTTCGGAATTGGCTCGGTCGATGCGTTTGTCATAGACGTTGAAAGCATCACCCTTGCCGGACTCTACAAACTGTACCTCCGTCTCCATGCCGGTTACCATTCCGAGATTGCTACCGGCTTCCTGAATCATCTGCTCAAGACGTTTCCATTCCTTGGGGTCGCGAGTGGTTGTCTTGGCGACACGCATGGGCATACCGAATATTTCGGCAAAGGCATCCCAAAAGGCGAGAGCGTTCTTTTTGGGTATTGTCTGCTGCGCAGCTTTAAGGAACAGTCCGAGGTCATCTGGCTGACCGGCTTCGATGAGCCAATCGGAATATGGCGTTTCGTGATAATCTATGCCGGACTGCCAATCATCGCCTACGTTCTGAATACAGCGGTGATATTCCGGGATGACGTGCTTACGAGGGATGAGCCGGACACAATCATAAGCCGGGCAACCATCACCGTCCTTGGTCAGCTCGCCGAGTTCAATCAATGAGTGGCCGAACCACAACGAGTCATGGCACAGGCGCATGAGCTGCTTGAACCATGATTGGTCGAAGTAATGCATCGCCGACTCATCCTCATCGCCGGATTCGTTAACCAACTTGAATGAACGTGACATTACGAACCCTCGCCGTTGTTCTATACAGCCGGAGAGGTGAAGGTCAACAGCGACATCCCTGTAAATATCATACAGTCGTTGACGGTTGGGAGAGTCAACATTGATTGCCATCTGCCATGCAGCCCTCCAATCGGCGATGTCCTTTCGTGTAAGGGCATCGGTAGTCCGATGTATGTCCATGACGATACTCTGAAACTTTGCTCTGCCTTCCGGCTTTGCGAGGTTCAGTTCGCCATAGGGAGTCTGCAATATCATCGGATTGCTCTTTCGAGAGCGGAAGTTTTCAAGGAATTTATCAAGTACACCCATAGAGTTACCAATTATGGCGGAGCCGAGGCTCCGAGTGAAACACTGTGCCATTGGTGACTGTGGTGTCTTCCTCTTCAATTAGTGGAAGGTCGGGAATGATTTTGCCCGACTGAACACCCTCAAGCCATTCGATGGCTCGTTCATAACGCTCCTTGCGAATTTCAATGCCCATTTTCTGAGGCTGTGAGGCAACAAGGTGATAGAGGGCGATATCGGCAGTGCGCATGACTATGAGCCTGTTCCGGGAATCTCCCTCTGCGGAAAATATAGCATTGCAGTCATAGACAGGACGAAGGTAGCCGGAAATCTCCTCAATAGCCTCAAGTTCCGCATTGGCGCGGTTCTCCTCTGAGGCACGGGATAAGACCTTCAGCGCATCGTCGCCTATAACCACAGCGTAGTCGGCATCGGTGATGAACATAGGTCGTGATTTAGGTTGTTACAAAAAGCGCACATTTCTCAATGTCATCGATGGTAACTCCCTTGCGGAACCGCTTGCGCTTTATGAGTTCCTTGATGGTCTGCTTGGGGACCACCTTGAGGGAGCCGTTGAGATTGATGACATAATACTTCATGCCGAAAAGGTCGGCGAGTTTTTTGGCTTTACGCACGGCTCTCTTGAATCGCCATGCGGCATAATACTTTTTGATGGTCTTGAACATATCACCATGAGTTTTTGGGGTGCCGACGCTGTATCGACACCGGTTTATATGTCTCTTGTCTTGTGTATCTCTGAAGGAACCATATCGCACCTTCATCAGCGTCCGGTGCGTCATCGTGGACACGGGAGCCTCGTTCAAGGGCAAGTGTCTGCTCGATGCCGACCTCCATGTCCGGCGAGTCCTTGAGAGCCTCGTTATAAAATACCTTGCCTCGCTCCCACAAAGGAGATACCGCCTCGATACGCTGTATCTTCTCCGGCTTTTTTCGGGTGTCCGGCATTATGGGGAGCTGATAGCCTCGTATCTTGCCTTCGGTGTCGAATTCATCGAGAATGATGTCTTGCAGCATATTGGCCTCTATGTAGAAACTTACAACTACATTTTCGGGCAGACTTTCATAGAGGTTGTATAGCCACCGCACCATGCCGGACACGGTATCCTGCCGGACGTATGTGTCAATGAGATGTAGTTCGGTGCCAATCTTACCCCACAGGCGGCAGGCCTTGTAGTCGTTGGCTGTCGTTGATTTGAAAGATGGGTCGGTATAGCAGACAAGCATATCGTACTTGTCGAGCTTCGGCAGACGCTTAAACCGAATCCACTCATGCCGGAAGATGGTGCCGTCCGTGATTGGGTTGTGCATCATCTCCTTCTCCCATGCCCGGTAACCGACAAAGTCTCTGTAGGCCTGTGCCTCATCCTTTGTCCATTTCTCAGCCCATACGGGATTGCCGTCGCGGTCAACGGCCTTTATCTCGGACACATGGACACCCTTGGAGGCTGCGATGTTGGCAAGCACCGAGGTCTTGGATATGAGGTTGCCGACCATGATGAAGCGGCCACGGCCAACGTCGAGTGCACCGAAAAGAGCCTCCTTGACCCAATCGGTCAAGTCCTTTACACGCTTTTCATTTCGGCAAAGCTCGTCATCATCCAAGTCATCGATTATGATATAGTCCGGACGAGCCTCGCGGTCGCGCAGACCACGGGGGGACTGCCCACGGCCTACGGCGAGGAACTTGGCTCCGCCCTTGGTTTTGAACTCGCCCTCAAGCCAAGACCCGATGTTTTTCTGCTCTCCAAAGTCAGAGATCAATTTTTGGTTGAACTCAAGCTCTGCCTGTAAATCGCCGAGCAGACGGGTGGCACTGTCCTCGGATTTGCCGACGGTTATCATAAAATTGATGAGCCTCTTTGGTTGGAAAATCAGCCAAAGAGGGATAAACACGCCGATATGGGTGGACTTGGCATGACCGCGTGGCCATTTGAACACAGCCTTGAGGTTGGGAGTGTTCCTTATCTTGAGAGCAGCCTTCGTGTGGAACGGGGCATTGTGGATGGTCTTTATGACCTCGCCGGTGGTCTTGTCGCGCAGAGTCAGAAAATGGGCGAAATAATACTCGCAGAACTCATCATAATTCGAGAGCAGACGTTTGATGCGTCGGTCACGCTCAACCGGTGTCTCCTTGGCGATGGCCATAGACACGGCGGTCAGCGTCTGAACCTCACGGCAATGTTCTTGCCACCGCTCAAACGCCTCTTTCTGCTCTTTGGTCATTTTTGCCGCCATATCAAGCCAATGCTCCCTTGCTCATCGATTCGATGAGGAATTTGTCCTGATACTTGTTGATGGCCTTGATGAGCTCCGGCGTAACATCCGGATCGGTCTTTGCCCTATACTCAAGCCACTTTGAAAAAGCCATGAAGACCTCGATTGCAGAAACGACATTTGCCTGTTTGTCGAGTTTCTGAATTACCGAGGCGAGTTTTGACAGCTTGTCACCGAGACTTGATATGAGGTTGGGGTCTTCGGACTCATTGACCTGCTGAATGAGCTTGTCAATGGTCAGCAATAATTTGTTGACAAGTTCCGGGCGCGTGATGTTCTTTGCGGCGCGAGCCTCCTTCCATCCGTCGGCTGCACACCATTTCGATATTGTGACTCTCGACACGCCGACCTTGTCGGCAATCTCGGTCTGCTCCAATCCGGAGAGGAACAGCGCACGTGCGAGGTCTTTTTTCTTTTCGAGTTCTGCTTTTGTCATGTTGATAATGATTTTGCGCGGTTAAATTCCGGCAAGCATGAGGGGTGGCAAGCCGAAAATCCATGCAAATTTGAAAAGTTCACGGCCAAGAGCAAAAAAAGTGTGCAATGGTTTCACACAAGTGTGCAACGGTTGCACACTTTCTTGTCGGGCAGAGGATTACATCGTAATATTGCACCGAATTTCAAATCTAACGACCGCAATGGGAAAAAGAGTAAGACTTACTGATGACAGTCTCAACAGCCACGGTAGCCGAGTGCTTACTGCCGGTGTGGAAACCGAGCAGTACAAACGTAACCCGGTGCTGCTATATATGCATGAGCGTGGCAAGGTCATCGGCTACATGAAAGACATCGAGGTCAAAGACGGAGAGATTACCGGTGAGCCGGTATTCGACTGTGCGACCGAGTTGTCAAAACAATGTAAGAAACAGTGGGAGGTAGGTTCCCTCCGCATGGTGAGTATCGGCATTGATGTGCTTGAGCTTAGCGAGGAACCGGAACATCTCGTTGCCGGGCAGACTGCCCCGACAATTACGAAGAGCAAAATCTTCGAGACCTCCATCGTTGACATCGGTGCAAATGACAATGCCATTGTCATGCGGCACAACGGAAAGCAGATAACGTTGGGCAAGGATAGCGAGAACCCCCTGCCCACACTCAGTAATAAACCTCAAAAAACAAAACAGCAAATGGAACTCAAGACCATCGCCCTCAAGCTGGGCTTGCCGGAAACGGCAGATGAGACCGCAGTGCTTGCGAAAATCGGCGAGCTGAACAGCACCGCCGCAGAAGTAGTGCAACTAAAAAAAGACAAAGATGCGCTCACTCTCGCACAGGTGACCGACGCAGTCGAGACTGCCGTCAAAGAAAACCGTCTCACCTCCGACAAGAAGGAACACTTCATCAACCTCGGCAAGACCATCGGTATCGACAGCCTCAAGGCCACACTCGACGCTATGCCTCCGGCAGCAAAGCTCAGCAAGACTATCAATCCCGCCACCGGCGACACCGCTCCCGCCGGTCAGAAGACCTACAACAAGTTCAGCGAGGTTCCCGAAGATGAACTTCGCAAACTCCGCAGTGAGAACCCCACCGAATATCGCCGCCTGTTCAAGGCCGAATATGGCTACGACTGCAACATCTAACAACAAATATCAACAATGATGAAAACAGCATCCAAAACCATCTGTGCCCTGCTTTTCAACATGCTCACGGGCGCACTCATCGCAACGCTTATCGGCGTTCCCCCTCTTGCCGGTATGCTCTTCATGGTCGCCATTGGCATAGCCATGAGTTTCGCACCGGTTCCCAAGGGCGCACTTCGCGCCGGAGTCTATACCGAGGTATGGACGGGAGAGCTTGTCAAAGGCCTCCGAGAGTTCCTTGCCGGTTCATGGCTTGACGGAATCCCCGACCAATCGTCTATCGTAAACAACGATGTAATCCATCTTGTCGATGTCGGCGTTGACCCCGATGTTCTGATCAACAACACGACTTACCCCATTCCCCTTCAGGCACTCGATGACCAAGACATCGCAATCTCGCTCGACAAGTTTCAGACTAAGGTCACTCCCATCACCGACGATGAGCTCTATGCCATTTCGTATGACAAGATGGCACGTGTCAAGGAGAGCCATAGCAATGCCATCAACGATGCGAAATTCGCAAAGGCCGCTCACGCGCTGTGCGCACAGGAGAATACAGACAAGACCCCTGTCCTTCAGACTACCGGCGAGAAAGACCCGACCACAGGTCGACTCCGTCTTACTGTCAACGACCTTGTCAATCTGAAAGAGGCTCTCGACAACCTCAAAGTTCCGACCGCGAACCGACGACTCGTTCTCTGCACAGACCATGTCAATGACCTTCTCCGCGCAGACCAGACATTCAGGGAGCAGTATAACATCAACCGCACCACCGGCACTGTCGGCAATATGTACGGCTTCGACATCTATACCTACGGCGACAACCCCGTATACACCACAGCAGGTAAAAAGAAGGCTGTCCATGCCGAGGCAGGAGCCGGAGAGTTCCAGTGCTCGTTTGCCTTCTATGTTCCCCGTGTGTTCAAGGCTACCGGCTCGACGAAGATGTACTACAGTGAAGCCGGGACAGACCCCGAATATCAGCGCAATAAAATCAACTTCCGTCACCACTTCATTTGTCTTCCCAAGAAGGCTGATGCCGGTGCCGTGATGATGAGCGGATATACGGCAGCATAATCCTATGGCAAAGCTCAAATACCTCGTCATTCACTGCACCGCCACCCCGGAGGGTCGTGATGTCTCTGCGGCTGACATAGTCCGGATGCACACCTCTCCGGTGAGTGCCGGAGGCCGTGGGTGGAAACATCCGGGTTATACCGACCTTTTCCGTCTTGACGGCAAGGTCGAACGCATTGTCAACAACAATGAGGATGCCAATGTCGACCCTTGGGAAATCACCAATGGAGCCAAAGGGTACAACTCCATCAGCCGACACATCACTTACGCCGGTGGATGCGACAAGTCGATGAAGCCGAAGGACACCCGAACAGCAGCTCAGAAAAAAGCGATGGCTGCTTACGTCCTCGATTTCCACCGCCGATTCCCCGATGTCAAGATTATCGGTCATAGAGACCTGTCCCCCGACCTCAACGGCAACGGCAAAATCGAACCCTGCGAGTGGATGAAGGCCTGTCCGAGCTTCGAGGTTTCGGAGTGGCTTAAATCCATCGGCATCAATCAGTAATCCATAAATCCGAGCGGCTATGACATTCAGTGAAATCCTAAACATACTTCTTGGCGGTGGCCTCCTTGCCCTTGTGGTGGGTGTCATCACGCTCAAGGCGACAGTCCGAAAGGCCAACGCCGATGCCGAGAGAGCAAAGGCCGATGCTGAAAGTGTGCGCATCACCAACACTGAGAACGCCACTCGGATTCTTGTCGAAAATATAGTCAAACCTTTAAAAGAGGAACTCAATGCAACCAGAGAAGACCTACAGGCAACGAAAAAGGAAATGGCCTCTACCAAGAGAGAGATGGCACGTCTCCGTAAGGCTGTCGAGGCTGCTTCCGTCTGCCCTCATTCTACCGATTCTAATGGTTGTCCTGTGCTGCGCAAGCTGCGCGACAACCAAAAAGACTCAGATGGAGCAGATTCAGACTGTGGTGACGGTCGAGAAACACGATACCGTAACCGTAATAAAGCAGACCCTCAAGGAGTCCGTGCCGATGAGTCAGGCACAGATTGCAATATCCGTGGACAGCCTCCTTAGACTCCCGGCAGGAGCCACATATCATAAAAAGAGCGGTCAAGCCGGAGCGGAGGTCTCTTTGAGAGGCGACACTGTCTTTGTTACGGCTACCTGCGACAGCCTTCAGCGCGAAGTGGAATACTATGAGGAGCAATACCATGCCACCCTCGAAGCTCTCGATGACCTAAAAGAGAGCGTTAAAACGGAGCGCGAACATCGTTCAAACCCAATTGAAATCGCATTGGCGGCACTAATAACCGGACTGTTTGTCGGCGTAATCTCAACAATAATCATTCTAACAAAAATTCAACATGGAAAAAAATAAAAACTTCCTGTACGGCATAGGCTCTCTCGCCTTCGAGGACTTTACGATGGGCTACATCGAAAAGGGATCATTCGATTTCGGAGGCACCAAGCCGGAGTCGGTCGATGTCGAGGCTGAGCAGGTTCCCGATGCCCCGGTTCTGACCCTCCTTCAGAAGAATGGTCAGATTGCACCGACCTTCAACCTTATTCAGCTCAACTACGAAAATATCGCTGCGGTACTCGGTGGCAAACTTGTCGGAACCAAACCCAATTACACCGGCTGGGAGGCTCCTGCCGACCTCGTTCAGAAGTCGGGCAAGTGGACAATCAACCTTGTGTCCGGCCAAGTCATCACCATTCCCAACGGTACCATTCTCGCAAGCCTCGCCGGAAAGCTTACGCTTACAGAGGTGGCTAAAATCGAATGTCAGCTCAAGGTCAACAAGCCCACTGACGGTTCTGCTCCATACACCATCAACGACGCGGCATCTACTCCTGCCGGTTCCTAACGCATGGACGACAAGACAATCCGAATTATCCAACAGGAGGCAGCGGAGGCACTCTTGAATGTGGGTGTCTCCCTCCCCCTGAAGGAGTTCCGGCTACCGTTTCGCAAGCGACCGATAGCCCTTAGGGTGACAATGCGCCGCCCCTGTATGTCCGGCCAAATAGAAATTGCCCGGACATATTTGTCAATGGGGGTCACAAGTTCTGAGATGGAGCGGTTCTCAAAGGACGAGCAGATGAAATTCCTTGTAGAGCACGGAGACAAGGTCTGCCGAATGATAGCCCTCACGCTTGGCCGTACCGTATTCGCAAGACCGTTGACGTGGTTTGTGCGGCATTTTGTCCGATACGAATATCAGATGGCCGCAGTGAGGAAATTTGTCAGCCTCATGGGAACAGACCCTTTTATTCCTATTATCAAATCAGCCGAGAAGACAAATCCGATGCGGCTGAGACTGAGCCAAAAAAAGAAGGGGAGTTAACGACTCATTACGAGAATTCCCATAGCCCCTTCGGATTCCTGTGGCAAGTGGCAACAGCCACGGGATGGACGATTGATTACATACTTCACAAAGTGAACTACCAAACACTCATTATGATGCTGAGCGACGCTCCCCGGTACATCGAAAAACGAGCCTCAAAGCCGGATGGAGGAAATTCAGCAGAAGATGAGGCCAACGAAATAGCAGGATTTTTCAGAAGCAATCTCTCACAATGAAACCGGTCGAAATAGAATTCTTGATGAAAGACGGACTGACTCCCGGATTGAAAAATGCCGGGAGAATAATCCGTCAGTTCTCTAATGACTCTAAAGTAGAGCTTAAGAATGTATCTGAATCGCTTAAGTTACAGAGGCAGCATGTGTCGCGCCTTGAAAAGACTCTCAAGGAATTGGAGAAAGCATCCAAGACTGCGGCTCCGGGTGAGGAGTGGAGCAAGGCGAAGGCTCGAATCGAGGGGGTCAAGAAGAAACTCGAAGATGAGAAAGCCGGACTTGCTGAGCTTGTCGATATGGAAAACCAGCTCAAGGCTGCTTCTGAGGGTGCTGATGTCTCCCTCCGACAGCAGCTCCGCAATCTTACCCAAGAGATTGCCGCCCTAATGGTGGCTTATGCACAGCTCAGTGATGAGGAACGTGCCACAGCCGAGGGTAAAGCACTACAGCGTCATATCGAGGAATTGACCGAACAGGCCGGTGTTCTGAGAGACGCAATGGGCGATACTGCTGCCGCCATCAATAATGCCGCCTCAGACACACGAGGTTTTGATCAGCTGACAGGTGCCCTCCAACTTGCCATCGATAGTTTTGGTTTGGCGACCGCCGGAGCGGAGATGTTTGGCATGAGCCAAGAGGATTTGGTAGAGGCTCAGACAAAGTTACAGGCTGCGCTTGTGGCGAGCAATGCGCTCAGCTCCATTCAGAATAATTTGCAGAAACAGTCTGCTCTCATGCAGGGTATCGGAATTATTCAGACCAAGGCCGCTGCGACAGCTGAAACGATAAAGACCGCCGCACAAGGGCGTGGCGTAATTGTCACAAAGGCCGCTACAATCGCACAGGCTGCGTTTAATGCCGTCGCCAAGGCAAATCCCTATGTCTTGCTTGCAATGGCCTGTGTGACGGTTGTCGGGGCGTTATATGCCTTTGCCAAGGGAAGCAAGGAGGCGAAAAAGGCAGAGGAAGAACGACAGGCTCAAGCCGAAAAAATGAAACAGCAGCAAGAGGAATTCGCTCAAGCCATTGTGGATTCTGCCGGTCAACAAATCGCATCATTTCTCAAACTAAAACGTGCTTGGGAGAACCTCGGCGACAGTTTCGATAAAAAGAAAAAATTTATCACGGACACCAAAGATGAATGGCGTAAGCTTGGAAAGGAGATAGATAATGTCAATGATATGGAGAAAATATTTCGAGACCATACCAAAGACATGATGTCTGCTATCATCATTCGGGCTGAGCTTAAGGCATACGAAACACGTATTCAGCAAGTGGCTGATGACATGGTATCCGAGGTGGAGCGCAATAAGAAGTTCACATATAATACGGTTCATGCCGGAGCATTGTCGGGAACGGGGCAAGGATTCGGCGTCTCCGGCCATACGGATTTCCAAAAGTTGACACCCGAAGAGGTTGCTGCCGCCAGTGCAGTTGGTGGCATCGAATATTGGCATAGGGATTATGGAGGACAATCGGGTTCTAATCTAAACGAAGCAGGAGCACGTGCTGTTAATGAACTGCGTCGCAGAGCCGGTAATCAGGCCGCTCTTGACCGGCAAGAGGCGGCTCGTCAAAATGCAATTAACACTATTTCAGGTTATGTCGACACTATGACACAGCTTTCTAATGAGCTTGAACGAACCATGACTAATATTCCCGGTACAGATGTTGACCCGGACGGTGGCAAGCCGGATAAACCCGATAAGCCGGATAGCCCCGACAAGGATGACCGTGTCGAGCAGGAGCGTCGTGTCGCAGAGGAACTCCGTAAGCTGCGTTGGAAAAATCAACAGGAGGAGATAGACCAACTTGAGGAGGGGGCAGAAAAGCGTCGCCGTCAGATAGCCCTCGACTTCGAAAAGCAGATGGCCGAGATACAGGCTCAAGAGGATAAATGGCGAGAGATGCAGAACGGCGACCTCACTCCGGAACAGACGGATGCATTGAAAGAGGCTCGCCGCCTCGCCAATCAAGGTATGCAGAATGCCATTCGTGAGGTTGAGGACGATGAGGTTGCAAAGAGCCGGGAGAAACTTAATGAACTGCTTGCGCAGTATAAGGACTACGACCAACGCCGCCGGGATATTGATGCCTCATACAATGCAGATATGGCTATTCTCAATGCCGAGCTTGCCCGGCTTGAGTCTGAAGGCATGGATACAACCGAAATCAAGTCCGCCATTTCCGCACGTGAACAGGCATACCGCTCATCCATATCATCGCTTGAGAGTGAAATCTTACAGGCGAGCGATTTCTATGATAAACTTTTCGGTACTGTTTCCGACAAGGGTTATAAAGTCCTCAAGGATTTCTATGCACAGGCAAAGGAGACTCTTGAGAATGCCAAGGTTGACGGCGACGGTGTTGAAATAACCATACCTGTAAAGGATGCCGACGGAAAATTTGTGAAGAAGGCTGTCAAGATAACTGTCGATGAGTACCGGCGTATGCTCAAGCAGGTGCAGGAAATCAAGAAGCAGCTTGAAAAGAACAATCCCTTCGCCGCCTTCAGAACCTCGTGGTCTGAACTCAACAAGGCAATAAAAGAGGGCGGTGATGTATCCGGCGCACTCAAAGACCTTAACTCAAAAGGCAAGGAGGTCACAAGCACCATTCGAGGTTGGGGTGAATCCCTCGGCTCGGTTTTTGGAGATAACTTCAAAAACTCCATGAATGAGATACTGACCTTCTGTGATGGAGCAATGGATATGGGCACCGGCATCGCTCAGATATGGTCGGGAGATATTGTCGGAGGCATAACAAGTGCTCTGAGTGGTCTGTCCTCGATTATCTCTCTCTTTACCTCATGGAAGGAGAAGATGGAGGAGATGAAGCGTGAGTGGTATATCGCCGAGATAGAGACCAACCGTGCGCTCCGTGACAGGTCGGCTGAGTATGCCGCCAACCGCAGTCAGATTTCGGACATCATCAAGGATGTCGAGCTGCTGAATTGGCTCATCGAGAAAGGATATGCAAAGCCATTAAGTGTCAGCGTCTGGGAGGCCGAGTCTTCCGCTCTTGCTGAATATACAAATAACCTCCGCAAAGAGAGTGCCGTATATGATGAGCTTTGGGAGAAATTACAGGGCAGCGAGGGTCATTATGAGTGGGGTAACTCGCTCAATGGCGGCTCCGCCACGTGGAGTCTTCGTGGAGCCAACGCCGATATGATTGAGCTGTGGTACAATCAAAACAAACTCAGTGATGCGGCAAAGGCTTATTATGAGGCATGGGTTGACAGCGGAAAATCCATCGAGGAACTCATTGATAAAATCAACGAGTGCAAGGAGTCGATGCGCGAAATGGTCATGGGTGTTTCCTTTGACAGTTTCCTCTCTAATGCAAAAGACGCATTGAAAGAGATGCGTGGAGATATTTCCAAACTCGGTGAGTTTACAGAGGACACTCTTGCCAATGCCATCCTCAACGGCTTTATGTATCGAGACCTCGCTAATGTGTTGGAACCGCTGTATAACGAACTGTCCGATGCGTTTATCGACGGTTCTGCCGATGCCGCATATCTTGAGGATTGGCGACGCAGATTTGAAGAAGTGATGACAGCAGCCGGAAATCGCCTCGATGAGATAGCTGATGCTGCCGGTGTTGACCTTAACGGAGGTTCCGGCACATCCCAATCCGGGAAAGCCGGAGGATTCGCTGCAATGAGCCAAGACCAAGGTACAAAACTTGAAGGTCTCTTTGTCAGTGTTCAGATGCACACGGCATCGATCGATGAGCAGATGGAGGATGTGTCGGATAAAATGAGCCAAGCAGCAGAACGTCTCCGCAAGATTGAGGAGAATACAGGACGCACAGCAGAAAAGCTCGATGTGGTTTCTGAAGATATAAAAAAGATAATTCGTGACGGAATAAAGACAAAGTGATATGGATAACGCAGCTCTCAAAAACCTTGTCGTAATCAACGGCACTGATATATGGACTGAGTTCGGAGCCTTTCTGACCGAGGAGAAGAAAGGTGGCCGTGAGAACCTCACCGCAATCATGACCCCCTCCAAGGTGAAGGGTCATGTGGCTGTCAACATCCGGGAAGAGAATGGTTCCAAGTATTCCGAGCACCTTGAAGTCAAGAATGAAGAGCGAGATGTGACACTGCATTTCGCACTGTTCGCCGAGACCAAAAGCGAATGGCTGCGTCGGTACATGGATTTTATCACCTTTCTCAAGACCGGGGATAACGGTTGGCTCAATATGCGCTTTACCGAATTGAACCTCACCATGCGGATGTTCTTTGTCGAAAGTCCATCATACAAACCGCTCACATATCTGTGGAAAGAGGGAGTACAGGCAAGCCGGTTCAAGGTGAAATTCCGTGAGCCTGTGCCCTCGTTTTAATGAAATTCAAACGCCGTTCAAATATGCTTATAACGATATATGACTCGGTCGGCAACCCCAAGGTTGACCTTTCTCCGAATGACAGCTCAACGCAGGTGAAGGAAGTGCAGGGCGACAGCGTCCTGACACTGTCCTTCACCCACTATGAGCATATAGAACTCGATGTCGATGACTACGCCGACTATCTCGGCGAGCGTTTTTGGCTGACCGAGAAATACAGACCGCGTCAGAACTCCAAAAAGGAGTGGGTCTATGACCTCAAACTCTACGGTGTCGAGAGCATGATAAAGCGTCTGCTTGTCATCAAGACCGTCGATGGCGAGGATGACCCTGTGTTCACACTGACCGCTCCGCCTCGTGACCATGTCGCCATGATTGTAAAGTGCATGAACGACGGCATGGGCAACATCACCGATTGGAAGGTCGGAATGGTCAACGGCACCGAAAATATTGTCATTGATTATTTCGGCAAATACTGCGACGAGGCTCTCAAGGATATTGCCGAGAAGGTAGGTGCCGAATGGTGGGTGGAAGGTCAGACCGTCAACATCTGCAAGTGCGAGCATGGGGAGCCGGTGGAGCTTGGCTATAACAAGGGTCTGCTGTCCATCGACCCCGGAACCGCCGACAATGTCAAGTTTTACACCCGGCTCTACCCTGTCGGCAGCAGCCGGAACATCGACCGGGAAAAATACGGTTTCTCCCGGCTTCAGTTGCCCGGCGGTCAGAAGTATGTCGAGATTAACGCCGACAAGTATGGCCGTGTTGACCATTTCGAGCAGTCCGCATTCGAGGGTATCTATCCAAGGCGTGTCGGCTCGGTAAGCAGTGTGCGCAGCGAGGTCAAGACCGGCGAGGACGGAAACCCATTCACCATCTACTATTTCACCGACAACAGTCTGCCCTTCGACCCCAACGACTACATGATTGGCGGTCTTGTCATCCGTGTGTCATTCCAAGAGGGCAGCGAGCTTGCCGGACTTGGCGAGGAAGAGGAAGGCACATACTTTTTTGAGGTGAATTTCAACAGCACCACCCGTGAGTTTGAAATCATCACCATCTGGCCGTATGACAACGATATGCAGCTCCCCGGCGATAAGCTCATTCCAAAAGCCGGAGACAAATATATCCTGTGGAACCTCCGTATGCCGGACGAGTATTATTCGCTCGCAGAGGAGGAATTTCTGACAGCGGTCAACAAATACAATGCTGACCACAATCTCGACATTTCGGTCTATAAGGCACCGACCGACCATGTGTGGATTGAGGATAACGAGGTGGAACTTACCATCGGTCGCCGTGTGCGTCTCGAGAGCGAGGAGTATTTCCCCGGCTTCGGGTTCCGGGACAGCCGAATCACGAAGATAACCCGGAAAGTCAATCTGCCCTCATCGATGGATATTGAAATCAGCGATGCGCTCAGCCGGACATCTCAAGAGAAAATGGCTGACTCGATTGCTGATGTCCGCAGTTACGCACAGTCGATAGGAGCCTCCACCTCGCTGCCTGATATTATCCGCACTTGGGACAAGACCGTACCGACCGACAACAATTTGTTCTCGGCACGACGCAGTCAGAGAGAATTCATTAGCAAGAACTCCCGTGACCGGGCGAAGGAGACAATCATCTTCGAGAAAGGCATCGAGGCTGGAGATTATGTCCCCGGCTCGAAAGGTGGCATCATAGACGGCTCTGGCAACGCCGAGCTGCTGTCTCTTGTCGTGCGCTACCTTCTCAGCAGTCCCAAGTTTGCCGACGGTCTTTCCGGCGAAGGGTGGCGTATTTGGCTTGAGGAAGGCCTGTCGCACCTTACAATCGACAAACTGACCGTCCGGCAGATTATGACCGTGTTTGAGTTGCTCATCGAGAAAGTGCGTAGCGTAGGCGGTCAGATATGTGTATCTGCGGCCAACGGCAAAATCAAGGAGGTTAAAGAGAATTATGGCGAGTATCATATAACCTTTGAGACCGAGAATTCATTTGTCAGCGGCGACCTTATGCGTTGTCAGACATTCACCAACGGCCACCTCAAGAATTATTGGGTGCTTGTCAATTCGGCGGACGCAAACGGGGTGTGGGTAGATGAGCGTGAGTTTATCGGGCAATCACTCCCGGAACCCGGCGATGAATGTGTCCTCATGGGCAATATCAACAACAAGAACCGTCAGAACCTCATTCTCATCTCTGCCACCGAAGACGGTCAGCCTCGTATCGATGTCCTCGATGGAGTACATGACAGTAATTTCGATGGCTGTCTTCGTACTCGCCTCGGCAACCTCGACGGCATAACCGATGATTGGTTCCCGGCAGATAATCAGCCCCACGGCGACGGCCTTTATTCGGATAATGCATATCTCCGTGGCACATTCCTTCTTGTGACCGGCGAGGACATCAAGACCAAGTTTGAGATTGTAGAGGGTAAGATTGAGAGCATGATTGAGGCTGTCCGCGATGATTTTGTCGCAGACAAGGGATACTTGAGCAATCCTGCGTTTGCCTCCGGCATGGAAAAATGGGATACCTCCAACGAGGCGGTGTTCTTCCTTGTCGGCAACAAATGGATATGGGCAAACAACAATATCCTCTCCAAGAAGGGTAACAGTGCAAGCATTGCCAAGGATGACGGTCGCACAGTAGTCCGCATAATCAACAAGTATATATTACAGAAAAACGCCAACCTCCGCAGTAAACCGACCTTTGAAACAAACAGTGACGGCAAGAAGGAGGCTATCCCGGTTTATCTGAGTTTCTTTTACAGATGTATCAAGCCGGGCAAGCTCACTGTCGGGTTTGACGGTGTGAATAAGACCGGCTTCGAGAACTTCAACTCATTCGAGGTCGAGGAGGATATAGCGGTCACCTCCGGCTATGTCCAATATAACTGCGACGGGCTATGGAACGGCACCGGTGATTTCAAACTGTCATTCTCCGGCGAAATCTACCTATATATGCTCGTCATGTCCACCGACAAGGTCGAGGCTCTGACATACAAGTACCGCACACTCTTTGAGCAGTCCGAAAAGCTCATCAAGATTGCGGCTCAAAATTTCGACAAAGACGGTAATGTGCTTGCGGAATCCGGCATACTCACCACTGCTCAGATGACCGGCTTATACGCCATCGACAGCGATGGAAGGCTAAAGGCTTTTGTTGGAGCCGGACAGGAAGGAGTCAAAATCAAGGCTGACCATATTCAGCTTGAAGGCATTGTTACAGCCAATGGCAATTTCAAGATTCTTGAAGACGGCAGTATCGAAACAATCAATGGCAAATTTACCGGCGAAATCAATGCCAACAAAGGTACAATTGGAGGTTTTGTTATCGATGGTTCGAGTATCCGTGCGGAGAACGGCTATACCAATCCTGCCACCGGTGAAAAATATACCTCAAGCCGATTCTCGCTGTTTTCAAGTGGCAGTCCGTGGCTTGGGTTCCATGACAACAATCGTGCCGTGCGTGTCGGCCTTGACACACTGCCCACAGGTTCTGCGGTAGGCACCGCCCAAATATATGTAAGTAACTCGACACCTTCGACGTATTATGAAAACTATGGTGTGTATATCAACGTGTCAGGCGGACGTCGGAATATTGGACTGTGGATGTTCGGTGATATACAAGCGACTGCCCGTAATTATCATGTGATAAACGGAGATACTTATTTCAACAGCGCGAGAGGGCTGCGCATCGCCACCGACATGGATGCAAACGGCAGTTTCGCGCACTATTACGAAGGTGTAACTTTCGGATTTAACGACTACGACCTTGACAAGGTGCGCTTTCAAGTTCAGAACGGGTTAATAATAGGAGTAAAACACGAGTAGAAATATGGCAAAACTTAATTTTCAACAATTTAGAATTCCTACGGGAATTGACAAGTCGCATTATCAGACCGGGGATGCGCGTGAGAGTGTAGCGAATATGCTCTATCTCAATGTCAACGGTATCCGAGCTCATGCTCTTGCTCTTAAAATCTATCATAGTGAAGGCGACACCGACTTCTCAGATGAAGAAGTAAAGACACTTAAGGAGGTGGCCAATGCTTATGCGACCCCGGCTTTTATTGATGGCCTTCAGACACAATTGGAAGGAGGTGAGGAATGAAGGTGATATATAACAGTCTTATTCCGTTCAGAGGTTTCAAGTGCGTCAATCTGTTCGGCATCCTCTTTGTCCGGGAAGGTTGTACCATGTCACCGGCAGATTACAATCACGAGGCAATTCATACCGCCCAAATGAAGGAGTTGCTGTATGCGCCATTCTATCTCCTATATCTATTGGAGTGGCTGTGGCGGCTCATTCAATTTAGGGATGGCAGAAAAGCTTATCGTAACATCTCACATGAGCGTGAGGCATACGATAATCAAGCAATCCCGGACTACCTAACTAATCGTGAACCATACAATCAATTCAAAAAAATATGGCACTGACACAAGCAGACAAAAACGAAATTATCAATGCTCTCAAGGCAGAATCGCAGGGTGTGGACGAACTCCCTGTGGTGAGCAGCCTTGACGGTATAGTATCATTACCGGCAATCCGAGGCACTGAGGTCGTCAGTGCCCCTGTGTCGTTGCTCCGCAAACCTGCGGAGGACGCGGCTAAGACAGCGAACACAGCGGCCAATAATGCTAATAATGCAGCATCACAAGCGAACATGGCACGCGACTCTGCTGCGCAAGCGGCATCGACAGCCAATACAGCGGCATCGACAGCCGAAAATGCGGCAGATGTAGCCAACATTGCGGCAGCATCTGCACAGGCGGTTGTTGAGGCATACGAGGGAACCGCAGTTGCCGCACGTGAGGGCGCGACCGCAAGGTTCTCCCGGTTTGTTGCGCTCAATGTTACGACAGAGAATATGAGTATTGCCACCCCCGGCGGGGAAATTGTGTTTCTCTCTGCAAAGAAAGTGTTCGCCTATTTTGTCGGAGACAAGTATTACCTTTCGTGGTCGAACAGCACATATCCCATGCAGATGTATAATGATGGCATCTCGAAGGTGAAAAAGAACAAGCTGTTCATCTGCGGAGACATACTCTATGCGTGGAGTGACGAGAAGGACGCTCTCATCGAGATGGGCGGCAAGGGGAACGGCAGTGGGAGCGGATTCTACAATCTCACCGAGCAGCAGCCCCTCACCACCGGCTATTACAACAAGGCGACCGCCGTCGCCGCACTCGCCGATGCCGAAATCGAGGACGAGCAGAAGCGAGGCATGATTATCACCTTCGAGTCGGCACCCGGCAAATGGGAGGACTACCGTTTCATCGGAACCACCCTCGCCACATTTACATCTCCCGGCGCGTGGGAGGAATACGGCTCAAAGAACACTGTAAAGCAGATTACAGTCAACGGAGAGAAAAAGACCCCCGACGCTGAGGGCAACGTGTCCATCACAATCGATAAGGTCACGGTTGACAGCAGCCTCGACCCGTCGAGCGACAATCCCATTCAGAACGGCGTTGTCGCCAACAAGGTCGCCGAGCTTGAAGCCGGGACGCTCTTTGGAGTCGATACCGAAGAGAACGATGACGGCTCAACCACCGTCAAGCTCAACAGCAAGACATCGACCATCGCTGAATTCACCGTCAAGGGCGGTGGCGGTAGCGGTAGCGGCGATGAGGCATCGACCACAAAGATTGTCTTGTCGGCCACTCTCGACAAGAAGACCATCAAGGAAGGCGACACCGCCATGCTGACATGGTTCTACGACCATCAGTATTCCGGCGGTGATGACAAAGGTCAGAGCACCGGACAGAAAGCGACCGTCAGAATCGAGGTGCGCCGAGGAACCGTCATAACATATTCCGAGACCAAAAAGGATGTCAACGCCAACACTTATACCCTCGACCTCACCAAATACCTTCTGCTCGGCTCAAGCGACATCTATGTCATAGCCACCACCACCGACCCCAACACAGGCAAGGAGCAGAAGAAGCAAGCCTATGTGTCAATCAAAGTGGTCACTCTGTCGCTCTCAAGCAGCTGCAACCTCGCCTCCGGCATTGCTCAGGGAGGTTACAGCGTACATGACACGGTCGAAATCCCCTATGCTGTCACCGGCTCCGGCACAAAGTCCGTCTCCCTGTATGTCGATGGCGTACAGCGCAAACTTCACTCCATCACCCGAAGCGGTACCACCAACAGCAATTTCGACCTCGACATGGCCGGACTCGCTGTCGGTCGCCACACCGTTCAGATGGTCGCCGAAATGGAGCAGGACGGACTCACCCTCAAGAGCGAGAGCATCTATTTCGATATACTGAAAAGCGGCAGCAGCGCACCCTTCCTCGGTACCAAGATAGTCCATGCCGACGGTCGCATACTGACCGGCACCGGGCATACCACCCCGACAATCGAGGTGGGTCAATACGAAAAATGCGAGTTTGAATTCGTGGCCTATGACCCCACTGTCATTCCGGCCACCGTTGAACTGTGGCAGAACGGCAGACTCGCCAGAACTGTCAGCGCACCCCGAACCACACAGGCATACAACAACCGGTTCACCGAAAAGGGCAAGCAGACCATACAGCTTAAACTTGGCTCAACGACATACACCATCAACCTCGATGTGGCCGAGAGCGGCATCGACATAAATGAGGCCACCTATGGTCTTCAGTTCAAACTTGACGCAACCGGGCGAAGCAATGAGGAGAGCAATCCGGCCACATGGGAATCGAACGGCGTTACAACAACGTTTGAAGGTGTGGACTGGGCGAGCAGCGGATGGGTAGACGGAGCTCTCCGTCTCGCAAACGGAGCCAAGGCTGTAGTCCATGTCAAGCCATTCGCCACCGATGTCAAGTCAACCGGACTCACTGTCGAGATAACGATGCGTGTGAGCAATGTCATGGACAGGGATGCCGCCGTGGTGCGCTGTCTCGACAACGGCAAGGGTCTTCTGATAACCACACAGGAGGCAAGTTTCAGAACGGGTCAGAGCGTCACCTATGAGAACGAGGACGGTCAGACCGTTCAGCGAGAAATCAAGCTCGCCACCAACTATGCCGCCGGAGATTGGATGAAGGTAGCCCTCGTGATAGGCACCGCCGCCGAAGACCGCCTCATGCAGCTCTTTGTAAACGGCAACCGCAACGGAGCCGACATATATGATACCTCTTTCAATTTCCGGCAGGACAATCCGCAGGAAATCACCATCGACAGCTCTGAGGCCGATGTCGAGATTAAGAACATCAGAGTCTATAACCGAGCCATCAGCGATGACGAGGAGCTCGACAACCGTATGGTCGACAGCGACACCACCGATGAGATGATGGAGATATACTCCCTCAACGACATCATGGGCGACACCGGCGATGTTGACATGGAGAAACTCCGTGCAATGGGCAAGGGTGTCCTGCGCATCGTGCGTCAGAATATGCTCGATGATGTCTATGAGACCAACAACAAGAAGACCGACTTCCTTGCCGACGTGTATTTCTACTCACCCCTCGGCAGCGACTACGATTTCATTCTCACCAACTGTTACATCCGCATACAGGGTACATCATCGACCAAGTATCCGAGCAAGAATATCCGTATCTATTTCACCAAGGGCAGCGAGATGCTCTCGATGACCGGCAAGAACGTTCTCCCCGGCAACAAATATGTCATGCGTCCCGGAGCGGTTCCCGTGCCTATCGTGTGCTGCAAGTCCGACTACTCTGACTCATCGATGTCGCTCAATACCGGCGGCGCGAAACTGTTCAACGATGTAATGAAGGAACTCGGACTGCTCACGCCTCCGCAGCGTCATCAGTATGAGCAGGGCGGCAACAGCCTCGGTGCTGTGAGCGTGCGCACCGCCATCGACGGTATGCCTATCGACATCTTCTGTGCCGAGACCGCCGACGGAGAGAATGTCTATTACGGTCAGTACAACTTCAACAATGAGAAATCCAAGAGTGGCCCGGTGTTCGGCATGGAGGGAGTGGAGGGATACACAGCCGAGTGTCCCATCGCTCTTGAGATGCTCAACAACACCTCGCCAATCTGCCTTTTCCAATCCACAAGTGACGCGCATCTCGCTCAGAATTTCGATGCCGGAGCCGAGGTCAACTATGGTGTCGATGCGTCCGGGAAAGCGCAGAGCGACGGCGATATAAAGTGGGCAGGTCTTGCCACCAAACAGCAGGACGCACTCAAGCGTCTCTTCGCGTGGATTCGTGCCTGTGTTCCTTCCGGAGCAAACCCCAACGACCTCTCCACATTCAAGAGCGAGAAGTTCAAAAATGAAATTGATCAGTATTTCAACAAGGACTTCATCTTGACATATTACATCTTCACGGACTACTTCCTGAGTGTCGACCAACGTGCCAAAAACATGATGCTCCGCACTTGGGATGGTAAGATATGGTTCATCACATACTACGATGGCGACACTCAGCTCGGTAAACGAAACGACTGCTTCCTCGTTTATCTTTACACGACCGACCGCAATACGTGGGATGCCGAGGCGAGCAAGTATGCCTTCGAGGGTCATGACTCATGGCTGTGGAATCTTTGCCTCGCCAACCTCGAAGATGACCTCAAGCGTTGTGCTGCGAATTTCCGTGCCATCATGACCAACGAGAGAGTGCTCGCCATGCTCAACGATGAGCAGAGTGGAAATTGGTGTGACCGTGCCTTCAACAAGTCCGGCTATCTGAAATACATCGCTCCGGCGGTCAAGACCATGTACGGCAAAAAGTGGCCGTTCATCTTCGCATTGCAGGGCAACAACAAGAGCCACCGCACATTTCTTTTCACCAACCGTGCGGCTCTGCTTGATGCCAAGTATGGAACGAGCAATTTCACATCAGACAACATCGACCTCTATATGGCGAGAAGTGCGTCGGACGCAGCCGACACGCTCCGCATAACCGCCAACGAGACCTATGCCTTCGGTTACGGCACCAACAACAGCCCCAACATCGCCACCACCGGCATTGTGGAAGGCGGTGCGGTGGCAAGCCTCGACATCAACGGCTCATTTACCGTCAACGACCCTCTGCGAGTCTATGGAGCGAGCCGAATGAAGGTTCTGAATATGACCGGTGCGTCTGACCATCTCAAGAACGCACTCGACCTCGGCAAGTGTTCCGTCCTCCGGGAACTCAATCTTCAGGCAGCTACAGGCGGCGGCTCGACCGGTTGGTGGCTCGCCATCGACAACTGCCGACAGCTCCGCAAGGTCAACCTCCGCAATCAAGCACAGGCCAAGACAGGCGGCAACACGAGCACCGCCCTCGATTTCTCCAATCAGACCAAACTTGAGGAACTCGACGCTCGCGGCACCAAGGTACAGAGCATCATCTTCGCCAAAGGTGCGCCGGTGACCATTGCCCGGATGCCCTCAACCATCACCACACTCCGCCTTGAGTATCTCAGCAAACTCACATCTACCGGACTCACCCTCGAAAGCTACGGCAATGTCCGCACATTCATCTTTGACAACTGTCCCGGCATAAATTGGGAGACCCTCCTGTCAAGGTGTGCCAATGTTGACCGCCTCCGCGTCACCGGCATCGACCGGGAAGATGACGGCACTTGGCTCAACAAGTTCATGTCGATGGGCGGTGTCGATGCCTCCGGCAACTCCACCGACACCTGTGCGCTCGTCGGTACCGTCCGGCTGACACGCTATATAGACGATGCTCAGTATCAGAGAATGTGCGCACACTTCCCTGAGCTGAACATCGTGCAGCCCGAATACACGATGATACGCCTCGACAATATTTCAGATGATGTGAGCGTGTCCAACCTTGACAACGGCACCGGCTATCTGTTCGGCAACGACTATGTCATGAGCAGCCACCTTGCGACCATCTTCTCAAGAAGGCATCGTGTTCTTGCCAAGGTAACCCGGAAGCCGACCACACGGACAGTCCGCATGGCCAACACCGATGTCACCGTCAACAATCCGGACGGTCAGATGACCTATTTTCCCCTGCATGACGCTAACTCCAACTACTACGCCGATGCAAAGGATATAGCCAACTGCACCCCTGCCAAGCTCGACGGCAGCGAGGGCGACATCATGATGCTTGAGCCGGGAATATGGAAGAAGGGAGTCAATGACTACCTCAACGGAGTCACATATTCGTGCTACAGTTCAAACGACAAGAACCATCGCCCGGCATCACCCGTTGCTGACATATTGACCTTTGACAATATCAAGGAGAAGGGCGGCGTGACAGTCGGTCGCAAGATTGTCGGCAAGGACACTCTTGCCGGGTCATATTCGACCGATGCCAACTACTCCGTGTGTCAGGTGGATGTGTCGAAGCATAAGAGAGTGCGCTTCCCAAGCGTACCCGGCACAAGCCTTGTTGGTGCGGTCTTCTGCGATGCCTCCGGCAAGGTGCTTGAGAATGTTGTCGTTCCGACCCTCGCCAACAAGTTTGAGGCAGGTATGTATCTTGTCAAGGACGTGCCGACCGGCGCGGTCACCCTCAACTTCTCAATCCTCAACACTGCCGAGTTTGACATGGTAGTCCTGTCCAACTCATCGAAGATTGAGGACATGGAGCCGGATTGGTATTATGACGAGGAACATCTTTGTGCCGTTGTCGAGACCGTTATCGTGGGCGAGAAATTCCGCTCCTGCATCACCGGCGGCAGCTCTATCGGCAGTATGACGTGGACGGACTTCCATTACTACAGCCAACAGCGAGGTATGCAGCAGATAGACGCGATGATGCATTCTCGCGTCGCTAATCTCGCATACGCATTCTATGGCCGCAGGGATATGCAGGAACAATGCGGTGCCGGTTTACATTCCTATTCCCGAACCATCGGGGCTGAGACGATGTTGAGAGGCATGACGGACACTGTGGGATATGAGTACGCCAAGGCAATCAATCCCAACGTGACAAATTTGTTGGTAGAAAACCTTGTGCACCATTACGCGTGGTTTGTGGATGCGGATTCATTCGGGAACAAGACCGTGACGCAGGTCAACAATATCTGCTGTCTTGGTTATGTCAATCTCTACGGCCACAAATATGAAATGATGGATGGGGTTGATGTGCCTAATGATTCTGCAAATGTCGGCAAGTGGCGAATTTTTATGCCCGACGGCACAATTCGCTATGTCAAAGGCACGACAAATTCCGGCTATTGGATAACCGGCGTGGCGCACGGCCTTTTTATGGACATGACTCCCGTCGGCAGTTTTAACGGCAGTTCATCAACCTATTTCGCCGACATATACGGTTTTTCCGGTTCCACAGGCCGTGTGGTCTATCGCGGCGTGTCGTCCGCGTATGCGAATGGCGGCGTGTCGTCCGCGTGTGCGAATTACGATGCCTCGAATTCGAGCGCGAGTGTCGGCTCGCGTCTGGCCTTCCGCGGACTCCTCGTCAAAGCGCAAAGCGTGAGCGCGTATAAAGCGTTGAGCGAGGTAGCATAAGCGAAAGCGAAAAAGCGGTCGCGCAGCGACCTAAAGCGTAAAGCGAAAAAAGAATGGCCTTCGGACAGTGTTCGGAGGCCATTATAATATTCTGAGCCGGGGCAAACCCATCCCCGGCGAAGCCGGGTCGATTTTTTTTGAAAAATTGTGATTTGGTGAACGTTTCGTTTTTCAGCAATGAACGCCTCGTTTTCAGAGGTAGGAACATTTCGTTTTGCGGATTATACGAGGCCCAAAATGGCAATAGGGCCACGAAGAAAATAACTACTATTGCTTTCATATTAGTGTTGTTTTTGATTTCTGATGCAAAATTACAGCCGTTAGAACACCCCTGCCATACCCAAAAGTGTACAAATACGTTTGGAGATCGAAACATACACTTTTGGGTATGGTGCAGCCGAGGGGATAGTTCTAATTTTGCAGTGTAAAATCAATAACGAATATGACAAGCGAAGAAAAACGCCGTATTGCAGACTGTCGAATTGCAGTCGTAGGAGCAACAGAATTTATTGACAGCATCAAGGCCGAACTTCAACAGTTGGGCTTTGAGTCCATTCAAATAATATCTTCCTATGATAAGCAGCCTGCGATAAGCAATTTCGATGTTGTTGCCGAGAACGTCAATGAAGGTAGCTCCTGTATGTCAAAGGTAACAAACATACCGTTGATACTGCCATTCGATTTTGTAAGTGGAGCCGGTGCGATTGTGGTTATGCCCGATGATGAAAGTGATTTGCTATGCAAACCTGACCTCCGGCAATGGGCGGCAACATATATGGCCGGGTACTGTGCTTTCTGGAATGTAGCTGGTTGCGAGTGGTTGCGGGATTCATTATCCGACATCAGAAACGGCGTGACGAACAATGCGGCACTTAAAACCGCAGCACATATATGCGCACGGATAGCAGCCAACATCGCCGTCGGGCGTGAGGTTAAACACTTCCCTCGTTTCTATCTGTGCAAGAATTTAGAGTAGCTTGTTGTTTGTAGCCGCAACGATGGCTTCGGAGATATTGCGCACATCAAGTTTCTCGAATATGCGCTGACGGTATTTCTTAATGGTGTCGGGCGACAGGCATATTCGGTCGGCAATCTCCGACATGGTGTAGCCCTGAATCGACAGAGTGAGCACAGCCTTTTCCCCGTCGGTAAGAGTCGGCATCTGCCGCTTATCCCATCTGCGGGTGTTTTGGTTGTATTCAAAATAATCCGGAGTGCCGACACGGTGCATCTCAATATGTCCGGGGGCTGTGTGGGTGGAAGCCGATACAACACATAGGGCAAGCCATATATTGCCGTCGGATGTAAGCGCAAGCGGTGTCAACTTGTGATTAATAAGAATCTTACGACCGCCGCTAAGAACATGGAAATCGTAAGAGATATACCAGTCCTTACGCTCCTTGACCGGAATTGTGTGGTAAAATGAAAATCCCGCCTTGTTAAGATCAATCAAAAATTGCTGTTCATCTTCCGGCACATATTCGAGATAGAAACGATAGCCGAGTTTCATCATCTGCTCGGGTGTCAATCCGCACAGAAACAT